AGCTTGTATCTCAATGTTTATGTAGAGCAGGGCTCTCAGAGTATCACGGCTAACACGTCAACCGTAAACTGGCGGATGACAGTTAGTCGGACGGGTGCTTATTATACTCACAATAAGCAGGGAGATAGTACGTTGTCTCTCAATCTTGATGGTCAAAATGTGCATTATAGCTACCCAACATGGGAGACATCAGGCGAGGAGTACACTCTTGCTAGTGGCTCAAGTACAATCAGCCACAATGCGGATGGAACTAAGACACTCCCTATCTCTTGTACGTTTAATCCAAACAACGGCCTACATGGGACTATCACAGTATCAGCCAGTCTCAGCCTGACAACTATACCACGCTCTAGCTCTGTAAGCGTGAGCCCTGGAGTTATTGGTAGTTCAGTTACTATCAATATTAACCGTCAAAGTTCAAGTTTCAAGCATACAGTGCGCTATTCATGGGCAGGTAAGTCAGGGACGATTGCAACAAATGTAGACACATCTACTAGCTGGACGATCCCTCTTGACTTTGCAAGCGACATCCCAAACTCAGCAAGCGGTACAGGGACAATCTATGTAGATACCTATTCAGGATCTACTAAGACGGGAACACAGTCAACAACCTTGACGGCTAGTGTACCAGCAAATGTCAAGCCTACATTCTCAGGGGTTACTCTATCAGACTTGAATGGTGCTGCTCAGAACCTTATCCCAAACGGAAACACGTTCATTCAGGTCATCTCTAACATCAAAGTAGCTTTTAATGGCGCGGTCGGCTCCTACGGCTCGTCCATCACTGGATACTATGCCGAAATCGTCGGCAAAAACCAGTCCACAAGCTCAAATGGTGGAAGTCTTGGCATTATGAATTATCACGGCACAATCAAAATCAGAGCGAGCGTCTCAGATAGCCGTGGGAGATGGTCAGACGCTAGAGAGGTGTCTGTAACAGTGCTTGAGTATTTTGCTCCAGCATTGAGCTTTAGCATTGCTAGAACGGGTTCAACCTCTAGCACCCTAACAGTCACACGAAATGCCAAAATCGCCCCTCTGACCGTCTCAGGAAGTCAAAAGAACTCAATGACTTTGACTTTCAAGGTGGCCAAGCTAGGTACTAATTCCTTTACGGTTGATAATGGACCAGCTACTGGATCCTGGACAAGTATCTCAAGTCTAGTCAATTCACAGGCTAATCTTGCAGGCAATTATCTTGCCAATCAGTCGTGGGTGGTCATCGGTATCCTTGAGGACAAATTCACTCGTACTGAGTTCATGGTCAACGTTGCCACGGAGAGCGTGGTCTTGTCTTATGACAGGTCAGGCGTTGGAGTAAACAAAATCCGTGAGCGTGGTGCTTTGGACGTCAAAGGAGACATCTACGCTAATGACCAGCCTGTTCAACAGTATCAGCTATCCTCAAATGCTGGAGGGCCTCTATGGTTCGATGGTAAGCCTAATGTGACTAATGCCAATCTACTAGATCGGCCTGGTCAGTATTATATAGCTAATAATGCAAAAGGAAACCCTAGCGGACAGTGGGGCTACCTGTTTCATTACAGTAACTACGGAAAGAACACAGATGGGTATAAAGAGGCTATCCAGCTCTTTTATGGGAATAACGGGCAAGTCTATTTCAGACATCACAGATGGTCTAAGACTATTGATGATTGGGAGGATTGGAAAGAGTACGCTACAAAGGATGACTTGCAGAAAATTGCTACAAGAAAGATTGAGCTAGGCTGGTTTATCTTTGGTAATGTTACTAGAAACGGTAATCTTGTTACAATTTCAACTGAAAGAAAAATCGCAGACATTGCCACAATTTCAGACTATCGAGAAGTCAAAGAAACAATACCAGCTGGATTTAGACCAGCTCAAGAGGTTGACTTGGTTTTACAAGGATTGTCTGACTCAACTGTAACAGGTACGGCTATTTTACACCTTGCCTCAGATGGTAAAATCCGTCTAACCAGCAAATCACCGGGCAATAAATATTGGACAGGTACAGTCACTTACATTACAAACGACACTTATCCTTAAAAGCGTAAAAAAACCTACATTAAATAGAAGATAATAATTTCAAAAGGAGGAAATATATGAAGTTAGAATACGGCACAAAATCTTTAGAATATGATGGTAGTGGTGCGGTATCGTCAACCAAAGTCACACTAGTGAACTCAGCAGGGGCGAATGTACCGGTATTCTTGCCGGCGGATAAAATCGGTTTATCCAATACAGAATTGTTTGACCTTGCCCTTGATGTAATCTATCAAGAAAATTTCCCACAACGTGCTGAAAATGAGAAATTTAACCAGGTAGAGGCGCAGTTACAACAAAATAAGGAAATGACTGTCAAGATGGAACAAGCGACAACTGAAAACAAGGAAAACCTTGACACGGTTTCAGCTATCACTGAGGTCTTGATTGCTCTGGCAATCGGCCAAAATGGCGGTATGCCTACCCACACTTATGGCAAGGTGGCAGCATTCATCAAGCCACTTGTAAAGAGTACACGCTACTCAAACGGCGACATCATCTCAGATGCTTATCCTTTTGATACCAATCCGAAATGGCCAAAGGGCACAAAAACTATCTTCAAGTTTCAAATGCAACAGTCTGAGGGCTACACATACAAAGAGCAATCACTTGCTGAAATGCTTCAGCAAGGTGTCTTGACCGTGGTCATGCCTCGTATTAATTAGACAAGGAGGAGGTTATGGCATGGGTTGATATAATCGAAAAAATAATAAATGCCTTGACAAACCCTACAACGATTGGGGCAGTTGTCGCTGGTTGGTTTGGGGTTCGGACAATAAAGGCTGGAAATCTGAATAAGGAACAGTTTCATGAGCTAAAAGATGAGCTAGGCACTATCCAATCATCAGTCAATGACATCCGAGTAGTCGGAGAGGATAATAACAGAAAAATAAGCGAGGTCAACGATAAGCTAGTAGTACATGATGAGGCTCATCTAGTCACAATGTATCTGAGACTAGAGAGGGACATGACTACAGCTATTAACCGTGGATATACAACAGTCCATGAATCAGATATCGTGCATAAAATGCACGGCAGCTACAAGAAACTAGGAGGCAACGGATACATCGATAGCCTCTACAGTAAATACACACAATTAGAAGTGAGGAATTAAAAATGGATAAAATTAACTGGAAATTAAGACTACAGAACAAGGTCACTCTTATCGCTCTATTGGGAGCTATCTTTTTGATGGCTCAGCAGTTTGGCCTTGAAATTCCAAAGAACATTCAGGACGGTGTGAACACGTTTGTTTATATCCTTGTATTGCTCGGAGTGGTTACTGATCCAACGACTGCTGGATTAACTGACAGCGAGCGAGCGCTTGAATACTACGAGCCTAAGAAAGACTAGATAGAGTAAGCCTTATGGCTTCCTTTTCTTTTGGTAAGAAAGGAAAATAAAAATGGTTAAAATTATCAATACAAATGTATTCAATGGAATTGCGGGTGCACGACCTACCGAAAAGCCAAAATACTACATCATGCACAATGATGCAGGCTCTATGAGTGCTGAAAGCTATGTGAATTGGTTGCAATCTCGATATGATAATGGACAGTCAGAGCTTGGCTTTGCTCATTACTACATCACTCGTGATGCAATCGCTCGTGTTGAAGATACTTACAATGGCACCTGGAGCGCTGCGAACTATGATGCTAACATGAACTCTCTTAGCTACGAAGTGTGCCAGCAGTTGAGCGCATCAGATGCCGAGTTTATCGAAAATGAAAACATGGTATTGCGCCAAATGGCCGAGGATATGACTTATTACGGTGATACTCCTAACTACTCTAATATCAAGTTTCATAATGAATTTTCAAGCACCTCATGCCCTGCTCGTTCCCTTAAATTGCACGGCGGTTACAATGACAGCTTGCGTGACTATGTGATTGCTAAAATTAAGCATTATCAAAGTCTAGGCTCAACCGTCCAAGAAATGCTCGATAATGAGGGCAATCAAGAGGGCTGGAAGAAAAATGCGACTGGCTGGTGGTACGTCAATTCAGACGGCACTTATCCGAAAAACAAGTGGCAAAAAATCAACGGTGTCTATTACTATTTCGACCAAAACGGCTACATGAAAGCTAACACATGGTACGATCACACAGACGGATATTGGTACTATTTGCTCCCAAGTGGCGCCATGGCGACTGGCTGGGCGCTCATTGCAAATAAATGGTACTATTTCAAAGAAACTGGAGCAATGGCCACTGGATGGGTCAAATATAAAGACCACTGGTACTACCTCGATGCCAAGGATGGCGACATGAAATCCAAGCAGTTCATCAAATCAGCAGATGGTACAGGTTGGTACTACCTCAAACCAGACGGCAGCATGGCAGACAAGCCAGAGTTTACTGTCGAGCCTGACGGGCTCATTACTACAAAATAAAAAAATACAGAAAGGCTTTCAAAATTTAATTACACTAAAACCGCTCAGTTTTTGAGCGGTCTTTTTTTGTTTGTCTGAAAGTAGTTTCAGAATTTAAAAAATAATGATTTTTTCACGAATAGATAAGTAAGGAGGAAGAAAACATGAACATTTTGAAGGTTAAACTTGCGAGTATAGAGCAGACCGATTTGGGATTTGAACATTGGGTAAATGTTACTTACACGGTGCCAATTTTAAAAAATGAGTACACGGTCAAGTTGTTGCTTTTGATGGAATGCAAGATAGAGGACCAGGAAGTCATCGAGTACCTGGTATCGACTTGGAAGTATCGTGATCTCGTGTTGCATTCATTGCAGATGTATGAGATGGAAAAAAACAATAATTTTACTATCATTGATTGAAATGAGGGATAGTAAAACTCTCTCTATATCCTCCACTTGATGACAATGCTATCAGCTGTGACCTGGACTTTCTTTACTAAGGCTCTGACTATGGCTTTTTGGGACTCATAGTCCATTTTGGAGATGTCTCCCTTGCTCAATTCACGCTTGATTGTATTCTTAGTTTCCTCTTGCTTGAGAGCTGGGTCATTCTCTAACTCTTTTTCTAACAAGGCTCTCATGCTTTGAAATTCGCTTGACTTACTCTGTAGTTCTTCCAGGGTAATTCTGTCATCTATGTAGAGGTCATTGAGCCTGCTCAGTTTCTTAGATAATTCTCTAATCTGTTTCTGATAGCTTTCACGATCTATGGACTCTTTGCGATTTTCTGAGAAGATTGTCTCTAAGTATTCAGAGTCATGTTGCAGTTTATTGACCTCTTGCAAGACATAGGCCTCAAGTTCATCCTTGTAGTAAAAACCTGAGTCACATTTCTTATTGTCATTATAAGTAGTGACCCCTCTCAACTTTCTAGGGTGTCTCTGATGGCATTCATATTTTTTAAATCTGCTCCCATCTTTTCTCTTTACACCTAATATAATTTTTAAAGGAGCACCACAATATCCACATTGAGCGATACCTGATAACATGTACTTTGCCTGGAATGGCCGAGGATTTAAGTTTTCAAGTGCCGTCCTTTGTCTGATTTTGAGTTCTTCCTGAGTCTTGTCAAAATCCTCTTTGGATATGATAGGTTCATGATTGCCTTTGTATATTTCTCCCATGAATTGGTTATATCCACAGTAGACAGGATTGTCTAGGATTTTTCTGACCGCTCTGTAGTTCCATGGTATAGGTTTAGGGTACTTCTCATTAAGGTCATCCCTGAGCTTAGTGATAGAGCGCCCTGAGAGGTAGCTCTCAAAGATGAATTTGATAGCTAGTGACTGGACTGGGTTGATGGTCATTGTGCCTGTTTCTTTGTGATAGTCATAGCCGTATGAAGTCTTAGTCCACATCATGGATTTTCCAGCCTTTGCACGTCCTAGCTTGCCAAGCTGCATTCGTTCCTTGATTTGCTCCCTCTCTAGCTGAGCAAACACGGCCAACAGTCCAATCATGGCTTTACCGAATGGAGTAGAGGTGTCAAAGTTTTCTTGAAGGCTTAAAAACTCGATGCCGTTTTTTATAAAGACTTCCTCGATTAAATAGAGCGTATCTTTCTGGCTTCGACTTAATCGGTCTAATTTATAAACCAGGACTGTATCAAATTTCTTTTTTTGAGCATCTTTTATAAGTTGTTCAATCGCTGGACGGTTGGTATTGGAACCTGAGAATCCACCATCAGTGTAGACCTTGTAGACACTCCAGTCTTTAATTTTACAATAAGACTCCAGCTTGTCTATCTGCTCATCTATAGAGTAGCCTTCGTCAGCTTGGGAAGTGGTAGACACCCTGACATATATTGCTACCTTATTCGTTGTTT